CAACCACAGCCATATGCAGGAACAATCTCAACAAACTGCGGCATTTGATTATCATCCTTAGGTCCATGACCACCAGCCAAGAAATATGCACCACTCATTTCTGGGGTTGCATGTTTATATCGATCGCGTTCACGCTGGTAAATATCAAACCCTTTGCGCAGTTTTTCATTCTCTGCTTCAAGGCGTTCTACATATTCAACAATCTCTTTTATATCTTGATCTAACGCAAAAAACGCTGTTGAACCTTCTTTAATATCTCTGGTCCAATTGCGCATACGATTCAATAAATTTTTATCAATTCCTACTGTCAATGTAGTTACCTTCCACTAAGAGTTTAAATTATATTACATGTTAAAGCTTGTGTCAATTTAATAAATAGTGTATGAAACATATTTTTATTCTAATTGCAACATTTTTATTATTTTCTGGGTGCGGACATACAAAAACAGAAAATGTTAACTATCGTCTAGAGAGAAAGTATTTGCTCTATGACGCGAACTCATACATTGGTTTGCATGAAAATAAACACAGACAAACTCTTAGAGATGAACTTGGTATTGATCCAGTTTATACGGAGTGGTGTGCAGCGTTTGTTAATATGATATTAAAGCAGAATAATTATCCAACGTCTGAAACAGTTAGTGACCATCCGTTAACAGCAAGAAGCTTTCTTAAACTTGGTGTTCCTGTTGTAGATGAACCAAAGTACGGAGACATTATTGTGTTTAAAAGAGGAGAGCCTTGGCAGGGGCACGTGGCATTTTATGTAAACAAAAAAACAGTCAACGGAATAGATTATTACTACGTACTCGGCGGTAATCAGTCTGATGCTGTTACAATAGAACCATACGCAGCTAGTAGAGTTATATCTATTCGTCGGCTGTAATTTATGCTACTGCTTTAAGTTCTTCGAAGAACTCTACTTCAGCATTTAACACGTTTGCAACTTCTTCGGCACCCTTTTTTGTTTCAAAAACTAAGTCAATAATCTTATGTTCTCGAAAATTGTTTTTAGCATAATCTCCAATAAAAACGACATGCTGAACTACTTTTCCGTTACGGTTTAAAATGTAGGGCAAACCAGTCTCCTTCATTGTCTATTACACTTTGCACTAAGCGATGCGGAATTGTACATATGTACAAATACACTGGCCAAAAAATTAAATTTGCAACGATAATATCAATCATCGCTGAAACTCTAGAACATAGCGTTTACCGTTAGAAAAGAAACGAATAGTTGAATGACTGTATACTTCAATGCGTTTTTCTTCTTCGATGATAATTTCTCTACAGTCGCGAACTGTTTCATATCCAATAATTTCACTTCTATTTCGAGGTTTGCCGCCTTTGTCAGCGCCAATGATACCTCCTATTACGGCGCCAGCTGCAGCACCGCCATCATCGCCTGATATCCCCTTACCAAGAAGACCTCCGATGATCATTCCAGCTAATGCACCCTCACCTGCGTTACCGTCTTTTTGGACATTACCATAGATGGGTTTATCAATGTTTTTGCAAACATATTCTGATGTTGGCACATATTTTACGATGGTCTTAGTATGATGGAACACGGTACCTTTTTGTACTGGTTCATTTGCCATTGCTGGGGTTGCTGCAGCTAGCGCCGCGAATACAATAGAACTTACGCCTATTGCAACTTTTTTAGATACTTTTGACATTTACATTACCTTCCGAGCGTATTTAACAACCATAAGATCTGCGGTTGTTAGTTTTTTCATTGATCCAGTTTCAGCCATTTCTTCACCGACACGAGAAAATGCGTTAAGAATTTCTAGTGGAACATTCATATTTATACCACTTTCAGAAAATTGCATCATTTTGCGACCAAACGAAGCAATTACTCGTTGCTGTTGTGACTGTTCGAAGAATGTAAGTTCGATGCTCATGTGTATCTCTTTCCTTGTTTATAAAATCAATATAAACTATAAACTAGCAACTGTCAACCATTAATCTTAATTTTTCCAGCAAATTTTTCAACTAAAGGTATTGCACCATTAAATGCTTCTTCTTCCCACCAACGATCCTCATAAGCAAGATCATAATGCTCATCTAAAAGCGTACCAAGGTCCTGTTTCATATATTGCTTTACGTGAATCATTTCATGTGCGATTGTAGTAAATAATTGACTTAAATCGCGGCCTTCTTTTACTAAAATAGTGAATTTACCATCCGGCTCATCAAAACACATTCCAGTGTTACCGACAAGGTTATAACTTTCAATAGATATCTTTCGGGGTAGTATACTATATTCCTTACAGATAAAAGTAACGAATTTCTCTACAAGATGATTTAAAGAGTCATTGTCGTAATCTTCGTTTATATGCACGTCAATGATCATCGTAGTCTCTTTGTAAGAATTTGTGTTGAAAATATATCCCACATCGCTGCTTCTGTTTCATATGCTTCCTTTTCCCAAGGTAGATCCCAATAATTGTTAATACCTATTACGTATTTGCCCTTCCACCTAGATGGTTTGCTACCAACACCAGATATTAAATCACCTCTTAAATATTGCTTGGCATGAACCATTTCGTGGAAAAGAGTTTTACAAATTTCTGTTCTGCTCAATGTAGGATTAATTCCTATGGTAATAGAACCTTCGTCATAACTACACCAACCAGCTGATTCCTCAAAATCATCTTCGAAGTCTATCTCAATATCCTCTTCAATTTCTAAAAAATCAACTGCAAAGACAACCATCTTATCCATCAGTGGGTTAGAAACCTTTTTAGGCTTACCGTAAGCAGAGTAATACATTATGAAACTTCGTCTAAATCAATGATAAATTGTTTCTTTGGAGTTGTTGATTCCCAATAACGAACATCCTTTTGGACTTTCTTAATATCTTTTTCCAATTCCTTTACCATTTCATCAGTAAGGCTCATGATATTAATTCGAAGAAGGCGGTCTACATCGTCTTGTTTAGCTGATGTGTGATCTGTAATTTGTTTACCGACGGCTGATTTCTTTTGGTTTTTAAACTTAATTTTATCGTCAAGAACAGATTGGATAAACTCCATTTTGATTTTTAGCCAACGGATCTCTTCATCTGCTTCTGCCTTACGCAGCTCAATGCGTTTACCAAGAATACCAAGACGATAATTGCAAAAGTCTTTAATAAGATCTCGTTCATCTTTGTATTCGCGCAGCTTGCCATCAAAGTCAATAACCGTGATGTTTTCACTAAGAGGTTTAGACAGTTTAAATTTACGAATAATACGCTCATCAGTCCAAGCATTTGCAGAAGCTAATTTTAGTTTAACCTCGAAGCGAAAGCCCTTTTTATCGCACAGATCTTCATAAGATACGATGTCGTTGTTATCCTCAAGGGCATCTAACACTTTAACATAGGCTTCGCGATCATAACCATAAGGTACCTCAGTAATAGTTAGAACTGTTTTGCTGTTGCGTTCAAATTTGCCGCGTACTGAGTAACGCTCTTCTACACTATCATACGTAACATCGCCATCAAACTCAGGGAACTGCACCGGAAGTCGTTCTGATATAGTACCACTCAATAAGAATTCGCGAACGGCACTAGAAAGTGAACTAGCGGATCGTGGAAGAATGTTAGTAGCAAAACCAGTTGCAATACCTTTAGTTCCATTAGCTAACACTAAAGGAAGGACTGGCAAATAAAACATTGGAGGCTCATGCTCAGGATCGGAATGAACAGGTGAGAGATCAATGTCTTTTACATATTTTTCAAAGTTAGAATGAACTCGAGTATAAACGTACCGGGCTGCGCCTGGTTCTTGTACAAGACGAGTACCAAAAGATCCTCGACCTTCAACTAAACACACGTTATTATTCCATGTGGCAGCCATTAACTGACCGGCACCCGCTGCTGAAGCTTCACCATGGTTATAACCATAATCTGAAATAATACCAGCAACGGCAGAGACCTTCTTAAAATCTCTTTTGGAATTTAAAAGGGATGAATAAAGATAGAAACGTTGAACAGGCTTTAGGCCATCAATCATATTTGGAATAGCTCGAGACTCAACGGTGTACATCGCAAACGAAAGCCATTCGTTTTTAGCAACTGCAGAGATTGGATAATCTCGCGTGCCTTCGTCTTTTTTTGTAAATTCAAGTACGCTCATTTAGTGTCCTATTGTTATAATCATTTTCAATACTAACATATTATTTCTCAACTGTCAACCGCCATTTGCAATATTTTTCCCAGATTGTTTCATAAAAAAGATATGCAGCTACAAATCCAATATAAGGGATAACTGCTAAATTTAATAAAACCCAAGAAAATGCTAAGGCCGCAACTAAATCATAACCTCTAATCATGAAAACATGTAATCCTTTCGAAGCTGAGATTCTTTACCAAACATCATTTGAAAAATAGATGCATCATCTACAGTAACAGTATCGTATTGTGGTTTATTGATAATGGTGTCGTATTCTTCTTCTGTAAGGCTCCCGAGACCTTTGATGTAGCGGTGTTTCCATCCAGACTCTTGCGATTTAAATTCACTGGCTTCTTCATATGTGTAAAACCATTTGACCTTTGATCCATTTTTAGAAATCATAATAGGCGTACGAGTAATTTTTACACGCTTTTCTGTGAGTAGGCGAGGCCAAAATTTGTAAAAGAAAGCAATTAGCAGCGGGCTAATATGTCCAATACCATCATGGTCTGCATCAGTTAGTGTTGCAATATTATCGTAAGTTACATCATCAACGGAATTTGGATTATTAATGTCCAAACCAAGAACCGCAATGAGTTCTGACAACTCTTTGTTTTTGAGCACATCTGCTGGTTTCATGTCCCATGTGTTCATAATAACACCTCGAAGAGGGTATGCACCAACCTTATTGGCATCGCGAACTTTGAGAAGGAATCCCATCGCTGAATCACCTTCTACAATTTTAAGAGTTGCATCTTTACGATTTGCAGAAATATGCTTAGCAACCTTAACCTTTTGTAGCTTCTTTTGAGCCATAGTTGCGGCGCGTTTATCCGCTGCCAGTTTCTTCGCAAGTTGTGCTTCAATGATTGGATCAATAATATCAGGATTACTAATGATTTTCTTTGCGTAATAAGTAAAGTCTTTGCAGTCAGCACCTTCGAAGTGCTCACGAACATTACTCATTGGATTTGTTAGACGTTCTTTTGTTTGAGAATCAAACTTTGGATTAACAAAGTTACGAGCAAAAAGTACAAAGGTAAGACCACCCTTAATAGTATTCTTGGCAACCTCTACTTTAAACTTGCGTTTAATCATTGTTACTAGTTCATCTACGATGTTATTTACTACATAATCTACGTATGTACCACCCATTCGTGTGTTAACACCATTAATAAATGAGTTCGTTCTAAAGCCATCTTCTGACGTAGTAAAGAAAAACGATACATTTTCAGATTTTTCAATAACGACGTTTGGATTAAATAGTGCAGAGTATTTTTTAAGATCTGAAACGCTGATTTTTTTCTTATTAAAAGAAAATCTAATTTCTGGAAACGCCATCTGCAAACTCATTAAACGATCTTCAAGCAGCGAAATTGTATCTAACGCTGAAAGTGAGTCAGTTTCAAAACAGTCGAAATCGGCTACAAACGAAACTTCAGTGCCAGAACCTTCTTTATCTCGTGTAGTAACTTTTACTTCCTCACCACCGTTTTTACATGCTACAGTAATTAGGTTGCCGTTTGACCACGACTTACCAGTAAATTTAGAAGATAGAAAGTTTGTAGCAGCAGACCCTACACCGTTCGTGCCAATAGTGACGCGTTCATCATCAAAGCTAGTACCAGCATTTACGCGTGTCCAGGCAGCTACGGGGCGTAGGATTTTTTCTTGTGTTGTTTCATCAAAAATTTCATCTTGGGGAATGCCACGGCCGTTATCTGACACCGTAACCATATCCATATTAATCGAGACGTCGATCTTATTAGCATATTTAAAGTTTGTTCTGATTGCCTCATCAATAGAGTTATCTAGAATCTCATCGATCATTTTGGAAAGTGCTGGGACATACGTTGCGGTTTTCCACTCACCCTTGACAAAACGTTCTACTTTTTCCTGAGAACTGGATCCGAGATACATTCCAATGCGTTCTCGTACGTGTTGTCTTGCCGTTAAAATTCTAAAATCGTTTGCCATTCAAAGCTCCATCATATTATGCTATATATTATATAGCGCCTAACCAGTGTGTTACGTCATCGCATGGATCGTCGATCAGCATGCATGTTATCCCTTATTGTTATAGGTCCATCTATTTATCAAATAGCCAACGGCTACCGAATTTTGATAAATATACCATACACTAGATGAAATGTACATAGGAAACATTAGATGAATAGCAATTACTTATCACCAATCGGCTTTAAAATTAATGTTAAACGTCTTCCAAACGTTGAATTTTTTACTCAAAAGGTGATTATCCCAGGAATTAACACAAACGCGCCGGAAATTCCTAGCCCTCTAACTACGTTGTATAGTACAGGTGATAGATTAATCTACCAAGAATTAGATTTGTCTTTCATTGTAGATGAAAATATGTCAAACTATAAAGAGTGTTTAAATTGGATGGAGTCCTTAACATCTACTGAAGAGCTAGCCCAGTATAGCAAACTGGCAAAATCTGATGAAGGCACCGTGTCTGACATCACTATTACTATTTTGAATAGCCATAAAAATGCTAACCTGCAGTTTACGTTTTTAGATTGTTCGCCAGTAAGCCTTACCGGAGTGTCATTAGATACAACTCAAAGTGATGTATTCTATCCAGAAGCGTCTATAACATTTAGGTATGACAGATTTAAATTCTCAAATATTGGTTGACAGTTCTAATATATTATGATAGAATAAGAATATATGATTCTAATTGAGAGGCTAGCATGAGTACTGAAGACATCAGTGAAATCTGGGCACAAGACGCAAACATTGACGAAACACAGTTAGCAAACGAAGCTAAAAAAATTCCGCAACTTCATTCTAAGTATTATAATCTATACTATAAGGAAGCGCTTAAAGTAAAAAAGCTTCGTTATGATTATAAAAAACTTGAGATGGATAAACGTGAATGGATTGATGGATCCATGTGTGAAGAAGATCTAGCTGAGCGTGGTTGGAAACCATTTCAGAAAAAAGTCATTCGTCAGGATATGGATAGATATATTCAGGCTGATTCTGATATCATTAAGCTTAGTCTAAAAATAGATTACCACGCTTGTCGTGCAGATTATTTAGAGAGTATTATTAAAACTATCCATAGCCGCAATTTTATTATTAAATCAATAATTGATGTTATGAAATTCCAAGCAGGAGAGTTCTGATCCTTATACGCCCTATAACACCAGTTTATAAGCCTATAATTCTTGTCGATAAACGCAAGGAAATCGAGGACCGGATAGACTATATAAATAGTATTAAGAAAACTGGAAATATTGATATAATGGCGTAGGATTTTTGTTATGACTGATATTGTTAATGTAGAACAGATAAACGCTGTTCATTTAAAAATTACTGCTGACTCTGGAGTTAAGATGGAGATTGAGCAGTATTTTAAGTTTCAACCAAACAACTATCAGTTTACCCCTGCTTACAAAAATAGAGTTTGGGATGGATGGATTCGAGTATTTCAAGCAATGAGACCAGTTCTATACGTTGGTCTATTCCGTAAATTACAAAAATTTTGCGAAGATCGTGGATACGAATTAAGAGCGGATCAGTCCTTATTAGTTTCTGATGATGTACCAGAAGACTACGGCTACCAAATCGCAGAGGAAATTGGATGTAAATTCAAACCTCGCGATTATCAAAATAGATATATTGTAGATGCTATCAGAGACGGAAGATCATTATCTTTGTCTCCTACATCTTCTGGTAAATCGCTTATCATTTATCTAATACAACAACATTATTTCCAAGCATACCAACACAGAACTCTTATTATCGTTCCTACGATCTCTCTTGTTCACCAAATGGCTGGTGACTTTATAGATTATGGTTGTGATAAAGATATGATTTATAAAATTCAAGGTGGCGTTGATAAAAATACAGATGCACCTATTGTAATCTCAACATGGCAGTCACTTATTAAATTACCAAAATCGTGGTTTTCACAATTCAACGTAGTACTCGGTGATGAAGCTCATACGTTTCAAGCTAAATCGCTACAGAAAATTATGGAAGGTTTAGATAATTGTTATTACCGTCACGGCTTTACTGGTACACTTAAATCAGAAGAAAGCAAAACTCATCGGCTTGTACTTGAAGGATGTTTTGGTTCTGTTAGAAAGCACGTATCTACAAAAGATTTGATGGACCAAGGCACCGTTGCTGACTTTAACATTAAAGCTATTGTCCTATCACATAGTGTTGAAAATCGTAAAGCATTTAAAAAAGCATTAACTAAAATTGATAGCGCAAGTAAAAAATATCCTGCTGAGCGTGAGTATTTGGTAAACCACGAGAAAAGAAATCTTTTTATTCGTAATCTATTATGGTCTCTCGAAGGTCAGAATAATTTGGTATTATTTGATCTTGTTGAAAAGCACGGTAAAATTCTTGCACCTATGCTTGAAAAAGAAGGTCGCCAGCTACACTTTATCTATGGTGCCACCAAAGGTGACGAGCGTGAACGTATTCGGCATTTGATTGAAAATGATCCTGTTAAACAACACAATATTCTTGCATCTTATGGTGTATTCTCTACTGGTGTAAATTTGAAAAAACTTGACAACGTTATCTTTGCTTCTGGATCTAAATCTGAAGTCAAGGTATTACAATCAATTGGTAGAGCATTGCGCAAAGGAAACGATGCTGATAAAGCTACTTTGTATGATATAGCTGACGACCTGTCGGTCGGAGCATACTCCAACTATACATTACAACATTTTAAAAAGAGAATAGAAATCTATGGCCAGGAACAGTTTGCCATGAAGGTTTATACAGTAGATATATAACATATTATTTTATAGTAGATAAGACTATTATACCAGGTTAAAGATATGCTGTCAACTGTTTTTTTCAAAAAATAAAATAAAAATACCTGTAATACTGACTTTTAAAGGATTGCTGATATCTTAGAATAAAAAAAAGGTTGACAGTATACCATAGTTATATTATAGTAGTATCAAGTATAAAAACAAAAAAATATAGGAGGTTGCTAATTGCATGGCAAAAAGAGTAAAAAAGAATTATGTTAACAACAAAGACTTTTTAGAAGCATTAATTCAATACAAAAAAGCCTGTGCAGAGGCAGAAGACGCAGGTGAAGAAAAACCGAGAGTGCCTGATTATATTGGTAAGTGTATTTACCAAATTGCCACTAGATTAGCAACCAAACCAAACTTTAGTGGATACTCTTATAAAGATGACATGATTTCAGATGGAATTGAAAATTGCTTATTGTATATGGGCAATTTTAATCATGAAAAATCACAGAATCCGTTTGCATATTTTACTCAAATTATTTGGTACGCGTTTCTACGACGCATCCAAAAAGAGAAAAAACAAATGTATATCCGCTTTAAATCAAGCCAAGTAATGATTGCATCAGGCGGCACATATTCTGGAGACGAAGTAACGCTTAATCTAAATACTAGTGCAGATTATATGAATAGCTTTGTACAAGATTATGAGGATAAGATCGCAAAGGATAAAGAGAAAAAGAAATGAAAATAGCTATTATTACTGACATGCATCTTGGTGTGCGCGGCGATTCTAAAATATTTTTAGATCACCAAGAACGGTTTTTTAATGAAATTTTCTTTCCTTACTTGGATGAAAACGACATTAAAATTGTTCTTGATCTAGGCGATACTTTTGACCGCCGTAAGTACATTAATTACGTAACACTAGACCGGGCAAAGAAATTTTTCTTTGACAAGCTACAACAGCGTAATATTGAATACCACGCTGTGGTCGGTAATCATTCTGTTTATTACACGAATACGAATGAAGTTAACTCTATGAATCTTTTGCTTCAAGAGTACACAAACTTCAATATCTATCGCGAAGAACCAAAAGAGTTGACATTTGGATCAACAGATATTATAATGGTACCGTGGATTACAAAAACAAATTCTGAAGTATGTTTGAACGCAATTCAAGAATCAAACGCCCATATTTGTATGGGTCACTTTGATATTGTTGGTTTTGAAATGCTGAAGGGTGCGATTTGTGACCACGGATTGGCTAAAGAGTTGTTTAGTGGTTACGAACAGGTTTATTCTGGTCACTTCCACCATCCATCTGAATATGGTAACATTAATTATCTCGGTGCTCCTTACGAAATGACGTGGTCTGATTACCAAGGAAAGCGTGGATTCCGCGTATTAGATACTGAAACTCGTGAGTTGGAATGGATTTTAAACCCATTTGCAATTTATCATAAAATTGATTACGATGATAAAGATATGACTGTTGAGGATATTGCTCACCTAGATCTTACTAATATTAAAGATGCTTACATTAAGGTTATTGTAAAAAACAGAACCAATCCGTACATTTACGATTTGTTTATTAACAAGCTTACAGACGCGGGTGCCGCTGACGTTAAAGCTATTGAAGATTCACTTAACCTCGAGGATGCGGGTGTAGATGAAATTTTGGACGAGACAAAAGACACAAAAGATATTCTTCACACCTATATTCATTCTCTTGATACCAAGGCAGATAAAACAATGATTATTAACTTAATTGACGAGCTATATTTAGAAGCGCAGAGTATTTAATGAAAATACAATTTCAAAAAATTCGTTATAAAAACCTATTGTCTTCAGGTAATGCCTGGACGGATGTTCCTTTAGATAATAACAGAACTACCCTTATTAGTGGATCTAATGGCAGCGGAAAATCTACGCTATTGGATGCCATCGTGTTTGCACTTTACGGTAAAGCTTTTCGTAAAATTAACAAGAATCAGCTGATTAACACTATTAATGGTAGAGATACTATAGTAGAAATTTCGTTTAAGATTGGTAAAAACGATTTCTTAATTCGCCGTGGCATAAAACCATCTTTGTTTGAAATTTGGAAAAACGGAGAAATGATTAACCAAGATGCTGCTTCACGCGATTATCAGTCTTATCTTGAGCAAAACATTCTTAACTTAAATTACAAATCTTTTAATCAGATTGTTATTCTCGGATCAGCAACTTATGTGCCGTTTATGGAGTTAAATCCTGGTACTCGACGCGATATTATCGAAGATCTTTTGGACATTCAAGTATTTAGTACAATGAATACTTTGCTCAAAGATCGCGTTTCAAGTAATAAAGATGCTATAACTGAAAATAGTTACCAGATGGATTTAACCGAGTCTAAACTTGAATCTGCGAAGGATCATAACGCATCTATACGCAAGATTCGCGAAGACGAAGTAAACAAAATTCGGGAAAAAATGTCTGAACACATCAATAAAATTGAAGAAGACAACAAAAAAATTGGTACAATTCAAGATATCATTGAAGTTTGTCTGAAGGATATTTCTGATAAAACATCCGTAAAAAATAAGCTCCAAAAGGCGAAGGAAATTCATAGAGACTTATCTGCTTCCATTCGTCAGCAGCACGATGATCTCTCATTTTATAACAATCATGATAATTGTCCAACATGTCAGCAAGGTATTGCTCATGATTTTAAAGAAAACGTTATTACTGAAAAAGATGCAAAGATTTTAGAACTGCAAGAAGCCATATCTGGATTAGATAAAAAAATTACTGAATATGAAGCTCGTATGGAACAAATATCCAGTGTTGAAGATGAAATATCGAGTGCAAATCTTAAAATTGGTGATTACCGTGCTTCTATTAAAATGTCAAAAACAGCTTTGGTTTCTTATAAAAATGAATTAACTAGTGCGCAGAAAGAAGTTGAAGCGGTTGACGTTTCTGTTCTTGAAAAACACGCTGCAGACCTTTCTAAATTTGAATCTGACCAACAGGATCTGTTTAACAAAAAAGAAATCTTAACTGTAGTATCAGCTATGCTCAAGGATGGCGGTATTAAAACGAGAATTATTCGCCAATATATTCCTGTTATGAATAAATTGATTAACAAATATCTTGGTGCATTTGATCTTTTCGTCGACTTCCAATTGGACGAAAACTTTAACGAAACTATTAAGTCTAGATTTCGTGACAAATTTTCTTATGCATCATTTTCTGAGGGCGAAAAGCTAAGAATTTCTTTATCTATTATGTTAGCCTGGCGAGCTGTCGCTAAGCTTCGCAACTCAGTATCAACAAATCTTTTGTTACTTGATGAAACGTTAGATGGTGCTCTTGATGGAGTTGGCATTGAAAACCTAATTGATACATTGCATAATCTTAATTCAGACGATAACATTTTTGTTATTTCTCATCGTGGTCACCAATTTGGCGACAAATTTGATAGTCATATTCGTTTCCAGAAAATTAAAAACTTTTCAGAAATGACAGCATAGGAGGTAAACGTGCAACACTCTATAGAAAGTCTTATTGGTCGAATTAATGCAATGCACAATTTAGCATTGCAAGTTCATCGACTTCGTAACGAGTTTTCAGAACAAGCAGAAAAAACTTATGATAAAGTAACCTGCCAATCTTTAATAGATCAAATTCAGTCTATGGCATTGACGATCGCAAATGATAAGTCCGGCACGGAAATCGTTACCGAAATGGAATACAAAAAGTAGTTGACACCTGTACAATATTGTGTTAGTATAGTTTTATATTATTATAAGGATTAATATGTCTAATTTTTACACATCAGTCGAGCGGTTCGGCAGCATGATTCTTTGGCGTGGCGTTGAAAATGGCCGGCCGTTTGCCAGAAAAGTAAAGTTTAAACCTACACTTTATACTGGTACTAGCGATCCAACAAAATATCGTTCACTTGTTTCTGGTCAATATCTACAGCCTGTAGAGATGGACTCTATGCGTGACGCTAAGGAATGGATCGAACAATACAAAGACGTACACGGGTTTGAAATTGCTGGAAGTAGTAACTATGTTGCTCAGTTTATTCAAGAAAACTATCCTGGTGAAATTAAATACGACGCATCAAAGATCAATATTGTATCTTTTGATATTGAGGTAGATATTGCTGACGGTTATCCAGATGTAGATTTTGCTGATAAAGAAATTACATCTATCGCCTACAAATCTTCTAAGTCTTCGACGTACCATCTTCTTGGTCGCAAAGACTATGATAAATCAAAAACATTACTCGATATTGATCCCGATGACATTCAGTTTATGAAGTTTGATAGCGAGCACGCACTACTTCGTAGGTTTAAAGAACTGTGGATTAATAACTATCCAGATATTGTTACTGGATGGAATGTTGAATACTTTGACATTCAATATATTATTACGCGCATGAAAGTTTTATTTGGTGAAGAATGGATTAAAGATCTTTCACCTTGGCGTAGTATTAACCAGAAAGGTCGCGAGTTTTTTGGTAAAATGCAATCTACATATCAGATTGCAGGTATTGCAGTTATTGACTATATGGATGTATTCAAAAAGTTTGGTTACAAATATGGTCCGCAAGAATCTTGGAAACTAGATCATATTGCTTACATTGTTCTCGGTGAAAAGAAACTAGATTATTCTGAGTATGGCAACCTTAATGCACTATATGAACAAAACCCACAACTATATCTTGACTATAACCTTAAAGATACTTGGTTGATCCAACGCTTTGAAGATGAAACATCTCTACTACAACTTGTTATGACGGTTGCTTATGGCGGCGGTGTTAACTACAACGACGCTTTTGGTACTGTTGGAATATGGGAAACAACTATCTATCGCCGCCTAATGAATGATAATGTAGTTCCTCCTATTAAAGGCGGTCCTGGTCAACGCGCAGGCGATCTTGTCGGTGGTTACGTTAAAGATCCAAAGGTTGGGATGCATCCTTGGGTTGTTTCTTTTGATCTTAACTCTCTATATCCACACCTTATGCTTCAATACAACATGTCACCTGAGACATACATGCCAGACGAACGTGAGTTTGTTACTCAAGAAATGGTACTTAAAGACCAATTCAAAAGTAACCGAACAGATGCCTCAGTTGCTGCGAATGGTGCGTGTTTTACCAATAAACGAAAAGGTATTATTCCTGAGATTATTGACGAATACTATGGTAATCGCAAGATCATTAAACAAAAAATGCTCAAGGTTGAGCAGGAACTAGAAAACGCAGTTGATCCCGTCAAAAAGGCTCAGCTGAAACAAGAAGCAAACCAACTACACAATGCTCAAATGGCTATCAAAATTTCGATGAATAGCCTTTATGGTGCAACAGCTAACATCTATTTTCTTTACTATATTAACGACATGGCAGAG